TCGTGGCTGTGGACGGCTGGCGCTTGCGGTCGATCGGCGCGCAGAATTTCCAACTCGGTCTTGGTGGAATCCCAGCCATCGCGGATAGCCTTGGCTTCCAGATCAGCGTGGTCACCAGCGCACAGGGTGCGAATCGAGGCGATGCGCTCGGCCTCGCCGGCGGCTGCGGTGCGCATGGCCTGGACTGGATCGGCGCTACCCTCGTCGCGGCTGTCTGCGTCTGCGTCTGCGTCATCGGACGGATCCTGGTCGTCGGGGTCGGCCTGTTGGCTTGCATCGAACATGGCTCGCAGGTTGGCGGTTTGGGTTTCGGAAAGGTCGGCGAGGACGAAGCCCTGCGCGCTGATCCAGGATTCGAAGTCCATAGGGACGATCTCCGGCGAAGCGTGGTTGGTAGAATTGGTGGCGGCGATGACGTGTGCTTCGGTGTGGTCATCGGCACCAAGGGCGACGAAGCTGACCTCGCCGAGATGGGATGCGCGGGCGATGTAAGCGGGGCCCTTCACATCACGGCCGTTGGCGCGGGCGGTTTTGCCCTGCGGCACGAACACGGCTTTGCGCACCGTGGCGCCGATGGAGGCCTGCCAGGGGAAACCGTTGTCGGCTGCGGCGACGACCTCCTGGGCCACGCGGCCGGCGCCCGAGATGGCACCGGTGACGGCGAGCTTGCCGTCGGTCTTGGTGATGGCGTCGGTGTGGCCGACAATCAGCGCTGCGTTGTGATCCTTGAGGATCGGCCGCGGCTTGGCACTGACCTGCAGACCGGCCAGGTCGACCACGACCGGGTATTCCCAGCCACCGACGACCATAGGCCCGCCGGTGTAGGCGGTCATGGCGAAGCGACGCAGCGTGCTGCCGTGCTCGTCGTCTTCGGCCGCGGTGATGGGCTGCCAGTCTGCAACGGCGGTGAGGAAGCGGATGAGGTTAGCGGGCATGTGCTGGCTCCTCTTCATCGGCGGTCTCGGGTTCGGCAGGCTGGACGTCATCTGGAGACAAACCCAGTTCGTCCATCAGTGCCCTTTCCTTGGCGATCTGCCGCAGCTGGGTTTCCCAGTCCTGGCCGCGCTTGGCGTATTCGTCGGCCAAGGTGGTGGTGTGGTTGGCCAGGCGCGTCGCTTGGGCGTTGGCTTCCTTGGCCGGATCGACGTGCTCATTGCCATCCCAGAACCATTGGTGCGACCAATCGGTGGTGGTCAGGCGCAGACGTTGCGGCAGGTAGCCTTCGATGAGCACCGCTTCACGGACCCAGGCAGCGAAGATGCGATCAAGGATGACCTGTTCGATGTGCGCCTGGTCGACGCGGATGGCCTTGAAGTAGGTCTGGTGATCCAGCCGTCCCGACGCGTAGTTGTAACCCGAGCTATTCCCCGCCGCGATGTTGAACGGCATGTTCAGGCAGCGGGCGATTTCGTTCAGAATCTCATGCTTAAATTCGGCGTAGGTCGCCGTCGGGTGCTCGGAGCGCACTTGGCCCAGCTTCCAACCGCCGGGCATGGTCATCAGCATGTTACGTTCGAGTTCGCCTCACCATTGGCCGGCGCGTCGGTGTACAGAATCCCGGCGAAGTAGGCCGCAGCCTTGGCAGCATCCAAGGTGGCCAGTGAGTAGTCGCGCAGCATAGCAAACAGCGGCAGAGCCGGCGTGATCTCTGGAATTCCGCGGGCCTGGCCCGGACGCTCACTGCGGAAGTCGTGGATCATCGCCGCGGCCGGCAGGCGATCGTAGCCACCGCCGACGCGCAGCAGGCGACCGCCGGGATGCTCGCGCAGGACGTGGTACTCCACCACGTTGCCCCAGCGATCGAAGCGCAGGCCGTCAACGCCGCGCGCTTCGCGGACGATGGCCAGGTCAGGCGTAGTCACTTGCTCGGCCTCAACCAAGCGAAGGTCCAACGTGACGCGCGATTGGAGCGCAGGATTATCGGTGAGAATCGCGAAGGATTCCCCGTCTTGGGCGCGAGCGATACGCAGCGTCCGCAGCTTGTCGGCCAAACCGATAGCTTGGGCCCAGGTCGCAAATTCGCGCTCGATGCGCCGGTTGTCGACGGCCGAGAGACCGAGCATCTGCAGGCGCGGGCCGGTGCCGATCACGTCATTGGCCAGGGTCAGCACGATGCCCTTGGCGTAAGAATTGTTGGCGACCTCGTAGCGGCTGCGGTTGCGCAGAACGCGACGCACTTCGGCTGAGTTGGCAGCGCGTGCCGAGAGACCATCGGCCATCGCCCAATGCTTGCGGCTGTTGTCGCTGTGCTGGGCTGCGTCGTAGCGGCCGCGGACAAGGCGCCGGGTAGCTGGACGGGCGTGCCGCCGGGGAGCCGGCTCCTGGGCCGGTCCGGAAAGGAGCGAACGGAGGGCGCGGAACATCAGGCGCTCCCCGGCGGCACAATGCGAGCAAGGCGCAGAGCGCGGGGGCCAGCCTTGGCAGCCTCCCGGTTGCGCAGGTAACGATCTGCCTCGACCTGATCGGTGAGCGAGTGCTGCTCCATCTCGCCCTGATCGCCCTTGGCCCGCTTGGGGCCGCTGGCGTTCTCGGCGATGCTCATTGATAGATCCGTGGTTGGTTCGGGCATGTGACCTCTCTGGAGGATTACATACCCCGGCTGGGCCTGAGATTTCCCGGCCAATGTTCTTAGCGGCGACGAATCCCCGAGAGCTTGATACGGCTACGCGGCTGCGCGTCGGCGGCCGGCCGCGATTCGCTCAAGCTGACACCGCACATGGAGGCACCCACGGCGCAGCCGACCAGCCCGTCAAACCAGTGATTATCAAAACCAGCCGGGCGCAGCTTCCACTCATCGAGCTCGCGACCGCGACCACTGGTGCGAATGCGATATTCGGCAGTGCAGTGCTCCGCAAACAGTCGGTGCCGTTCGGCATTGTGGCCATAGAGCGAGAGGCAGCCGGTGTCGCCCATGGGGACCGCCAGCCGGGTGTAGACGAAGGTCTTCCAAAAGTTGGTGTCGTAGAGCAGGTGGCGTGTGGCCCGTTTGCCCACCACGCCGGGGATGCGCCAATGGTGACCAAGGCGATCGCCGCGTTTGCGTTTGTAGTCGCTGAACGGAACGGAGGCCGCACCGACAAAGCGACCGTGACTCGGCATCAGAATGGAAGCGTGGGCAGACTGACGGCAGAACTGGTACACCACGTCGGTGCTTTGACCCCAGTTGGCATCGATGAGCAAGCGATCGATGGTGAGCGCGGCGCCATCGTCGCGCTGCCAGCGTCGGCCGATGAGATCATTGCAGCAGGCGTCCAGCCCGGCGTAGATAGCGCCCTCAAGACCGGCCCCGGGCGCTGCGGCGGTCATGGTCTGGCGCAGATCGCGGAGCGTGAAGTACTGGCGTTTCTGGTCGGGCCAGGTGCCGTAGTCGACGACGTAGCCAGAGAATGAATCCTCCCAGGCGCAGACGACCCAGAACAAGGCTTTCTGCTGCACATCGATGAAGGCAGTCAGGTGCTGGGCGTTGGTTGGCACTTCCGTTCGGCCGAGCCCGTTGAGCTTGGTGGCGATCTGGTCGGCGTTCAGATCATCGGCGAGGTCGGTGGTGTCGGGCAGCGGTTCGTTCTGGTACTCGGCGAAGAAGGCCGCCTCGTCTTGCAGGCGCAGATCCATGGCGTGCTGAATGGCGGAGAGCTCGTCGTGATTGTAGCGGTCTGGCCAGGCGACCCGGGCGCCGGCGTCCATCGCGCTGCGGTTGGCCCGGTAATACGCGGTGGCGTCAGACAGGCCGTGACCTGCGCGCAGGCCCTCGGCGCGGCGCTTGGCGTATTCCTCCCAGAGCTTGGTGTTACTCGGCCAGGTGTAGACCATCTTGGTCCGTTCGCCGTTCCACTCGGGGTGGGTGTCGCGGTCGAGAATGCGGTCGGCCATGTCGCCCGGTCGAATGACGGTGCAGGGCATGACGCCGGCGATCTTGCGCCCGGGGCCGGCCAAGCCCAGAACGGCGCCGGCGAGGATGGATTCACGATGCTGGCACTGGCTGATGGATCGGGCGCTCTCGTCGGTCTGGGGGTCATCAAGGACCACCAGGCTGGGGCGCACCGCCTGGCCATCGGGACGCTTGAATTTCATACCGCGGATGCGCCCGGTGATACCGGCCACCTTGATGATCGCTCCGGAGGCCGGCGAGTCAGGGATCGTTGGCATGACGATCTCCTTGGCGGTCCAGCCGATGTGGGTGCGCTCGCCGCGGTAGAGCTGACCGCCGGCGCGGTGTGGAATCCCATCCAAGGCCTGGATTGGGAACACCGCTTCGGGGAAATCCTCCAGCAGCCGGTCGTTGGTTTCCAACTCGGTCTTGAGCGAGTCCAGCATGTCAGCGGCGTGTGCCTCATCAGAACCGATCAGGCACACGAAGTCGCGGTGGCCGTAGAGAATCGCCCATAGGCAGGCGCATTCGGCCAGGCGGGG